TTCTTCAATTAGTAGCTTATGGTGCTCAGGATGTTTATTTAACCGGTAATCCGCAAATTACCTTTTTCAAAGTAGTTTATCGTCGTCATACTAACTTTGCTATTGAAGCTATCCAGCAAACTTTCAACGGAACTCCCAACTTTGGCAATCGTGTAACCTGCCAAATATCTCGCAATGGCGATTTAATACACCGTATGTATTTAGCCGTCGTCAATTATTATTCGGTAGAAAAAGTATGCCCTTATTTCGGCCTTCGTTTAATAAACTATGTAGAAATTGAAATCGGTGGCCAAAAGATAGACAAGCATTATTCTCACTGGATGTATGTCTGGAATGAACTCTCGCTTCCCGTATCAAAGAAAGATGCCTATAAAAAAATGGTAGGCGCCAATGATAAACTCGCGACATTAGGAAGCAGCGCTGATAACGGCGTAAATCTCTATATTCCCTTAGAGTTCTGGTTCTGCCGCAATGTAGGCTTAGCCCTTCCTTTAATCGCTCTACAATATCACGAAGTTAAAATAAACATCCTATTTGAAACTAAGGAGAATTGTAAAGGTACCGCAGCAGAAATCGCGTCTCTCCCCTCAGTATCGCTATGGGTTGATTACATATTCTTAGATACCGATGAACGCCGAAGATTCGCTCAATTATCTCACGAATATTTAATAGAACAGCTACAATTCACTGGCACTGAAAGTGTATCGTCGGCTTCTGCCATTAAACCTAAATTATCTTTCAATCACCCTTGTAAAGAATTAGTATGGTTATGCTCTTCCGATCACACCGCGACTACAACGAACAGACATGTTATAAATAACAACTGGGTTAATTATTCAACTGCTGTTAATAGCTATGGTACAACTGACACGGAAATATATAATGCGACCAGCGCAATTGATTCAACCAATCCTGTAAAATCTGCCAAACTTGTATTAAATGGCAATGATCGCTTTGCCACTAGAGCCGGTTCGTATTTCAATTTAATACAGCCTTACCAACATCACGAAAATATCCCCTCCAATCCGGGCATCAATGTTTATTCATTTGCGCTAAAACCCGAAGAGCACCAGCCCAGCGGCACCCTCAATATGTCCCGTATTGATACTGCCGTTCTCAATTTAGAGATTAACCAAGTCGGTACCTACCTTGATGCTAACATTTCAAAGAATCTTCATGTCTATGCTGTAAATTACAACGTCCTTCGTATATTATCTGGTATGGGCGGTTTAGCTTATTCAAATTAAATTAATTTATTTATATTATTTATATATATGTTGTTATATTGCTATAAAGTTCCTTTTTTTTTTCTCCTCTAATAGTATAAAGAATATAGCGTAAATGGGTGGTGGTCTTCTTCAATTAGTAGCTTATGGTGCTCAGGATGTTTATTTAACCGGTAATCCTCAAATTACCTTTTTCAAAGTAGTTTATCGTCGTCATACTAACTTCGCTATTGAAGCTATTCAACAAACCGCTTCGGGAAGTAATTCGCTCGGCTCTCGCGCCACCTATCAAATTACTCGCAACGGTGATTTAATACACAGAGTGTATTTCTACGGAAAATTAAAAAATACTGGCGCTAATAAAATAGCTTTAGTTCCCAATGTTGGTCAAAAGTTATTAAAAACCGTAGAATTAGAAATTGGCGGACAACGCATAGATAAACATTATTCTGAATGGCTTTACATTTGGAATGAACTTTCGCTACCTTATGGAAAACGCGAAGGCTACTATAAAATGATTGGTGCCAACAAGGAGAACTGCTGTACTCTATTGTCCTCCACAAAATCATACGAATTATATGTTCCCTTAGAGTTCTGGTTCTGCCGCAATGTAGGCTTGGCCCTTCCCCTAATTGCCCTTCAATATCACGAAGTTAAAATTAACATAGAATATGAAACTGTTACTAACCTCTGCGATAACAGTGATAAAAATTATTGTGCTGAAAATGATAAGGTCGGTGGCGAATCAAATAATGGCTATTCTAATACTGAATTAACCCTCGATGAGCCGACTTTATGGGTTGATTACATATTCTTAGATACCGATGAACGCCGAAGATTCGCGCAATTATCCCACGAATATTTAATAGAACAGCTACAATTCACTGGCACTGACACTATAACTACTTCCGGTTCAAACCCCGATTCTATGAAGAGCTTACGCATGAACTTCAATCACCCCTGCAAAGAACTTGTATGGGCTATAAGAAGTTCAACCGCTACTAACAATGTATATTGGAATAACTTTTCAACTGCAGAGGCGGATAATACTACAGGCGAAGATACTTTCAATAACTATGTAGTTTCTAAAAATCCTGTGATGCAGGCAAAAATAATGCTTAACGGCAATGACCGCTTTGCAACCAGACAAGGCGAATATTTCTCGTTAGTCCAACCCTACCAACACCACGAGAATACCCCCGATATGTACCACAAAGGCATCAATGTTTATTCGTTCGCCTTAAAACCCGAAGAGCACCAGCCCAGTGGCACCCTCAATATGTCCCGCATTGACACTGCTGTTCTATCTCTATCCTCCAGAATGGCTGGCACTATCCATGTCTTCGCGGTCAATTACAATGTTCTCAGAATATTATCCGGTATGGGCGGCCTTGCTTATTCCAATTAAATATGATGCGATAGCCATATTACAATGTTTTCATTTTTCAATTTATAATTATTTTTAGACGATAATGATAATATGATATTATATAAATACTTTGATATATATAATGATGTCTTTTGGATGTTTACACCGGCATTGCCCTTGTTTTTTTCATTAAAATAGTATGTAATAATATCCTCCAAGTAAGGCAAGCATTTTTTATTCATCTTTTTAGAATATAATACAACGTGTTGTCTAAACATCATATAGAAACATTCTTTATCCGTAAGTGTTTTGTAATTTTTTGTACTTTTCTTTAGTTTATCCAAAGTTTTGCGATAATCATTATCGAGTTCATATCTAAATTTTTTAATTAAATTTCCTTCCAGCATATCGCAATTATATTTATTTCTCTTTGCGCTTACAATATCCTTAAAATTCGTCTCTCGCTTAATAAAGGCGTTCGATGATTTAGTAATCTCACTCAACTTTTTGAGTTCGCAATAGCCATCTAAAAATCTCACAATATTTACAAAATAATCCTTGTCCGTAAAGTCATACGAGCTAGTCATATTATAATAATTATACTGTTATATACCGTCATATATCATTTTTTACTATATTTTTACAAAATAGAACAAATTATATCATACCAATAATTAAGGTCTTAATTATAATGCGAATAAAAATATAAAAATAAATAATATATATCTATATATAAAATGCTCCCGTAATCATAGCGTTAGTCGTCGTTAATCGTCGTTAGTCGTCGTTAGTCGTCGTTAATCGTCGTTAGTCGTCGTTAATAATGATATCTGGAAGATATGGTGCGAGAATCTCATTAACGATAAACTCTGGTTTAAATTCGTCGTAATTCATAAAGATTTTGAGGAGTTGCTCAGAGAACCCTGATACAATAGCAGTTCCTTCAGTATCGCAATTAACCGGGAAAACCTCATTGCTATCTGAATTGAGATTCCAGAATATAAACTTGGGCGCCGTGTAATTATTGGCTTCATAGAGTTTAACAATATTTTGATAGACAGTATCAAGTTCATTTGTATTATTTCTCTTGTTCCTATAATCTCTCTCAAAATTGCCTGTAATAGTGTTATTAAACTGCATATCCGTAAATACAAATAGCTTTTTAGGCATTTTATCTTGAGGAACCTTGTATTTAATGGCGTAGTTAATAATCTCCTCATTGCATCTTAGAAAATCCGTACTGAACCCATAATCAACATCAATAATATTCTTAATGCACTCGTGAAGCGTCGGGATATCAGTATCCTGAGTATCCTGAGTATCTCGCTTAATCAAATCTACAAGCTGAGGATTTTCGCTAAATGTAATAATCTTGTTTGCAAAATCTCCCTTACAGCACAGCGCCGTAATAATACCAAGGGCAACTGCTACTTGTGCCGGGATACTTCCATTTTTAGCATTAAACATAGAGCCCGATACATCAACGATAGAAATAGCATTATCAAAATTGCCCGATTTTCTAACATTATCTACAATTGCTCTCCATTGCATCTCTGTCGTCTGGCATATCTCGTTATTGCGAAACTTTGCCAAATCCTTAATATACACTCCTGTCAATTCGTGCGGAAGAATACCTGTAATATTGATTTTCTTAACGTTGGCAGCAACATCTCCCAAATATTTTTTATACCTTTCTTCATCGTGTTTAATGAATGCCTTTTTCAATTTATTAGAGGCAACGCCTGGGATATTTTCGTACTTAATCGCTTCCCATTTATTATCACACATCTTAGATTCCACGATATCTATTTGCTTTCTCAGAGGAACAAGATATTCCTTCCTATACTTGGACATCTTATATGTATCTTTGCACCCATAGATAACAGATGCAACTTTCTTGGCGAACTGTCGTTGTCTATCATTCCTATCATTCTCACTTGGCGCCCACTTAGCACACAGAGATACCGGTTTATTATTATCCAAGTTAATCTTATCGTCAATCAATTTCTGCGCAATAATATTCATTTCAATCTTGTGGTCAATGTTTTTCAAATTATAGCTGATAAATTGCAAGTCCTTCCAGCGACCATATTTCTCAACATATAGCTTGATATTGCACATATAGGTTTCAAACTTATTTTTGCGCAGCCAAAGCATCGCCTCGTTAGCCACTTTTTTCTCCTTTTTGCCGTTCAATCTATCGCGACCATTGAAGATAATCGCGACAGTTTTTTTCGGGTCTTCTTTCCAGCATTTTTCAAGATGAACGTAGCTATCACAGATACTCAAATCTCTCATAAATAGCATAAAATAATCTACGATAGCACTTCCCGTACTTTTAAAAGCATTTCCTCCATTGGCCGTTTTAGTAATAGGATTGCTATCATAACGATTACCATCATTATCATAGTCATCATTATCATAGTCATCATTATCGTTATCTTCATTATCATAGTCGTTATCTTCATTATCATAGAGTACGGCAATATCAGCGACTTGAATAGGGATTTCCATAGTGTAAATGCGGGCGGTTGTTATTATATATTGCTAAACATTTATATCAATTTTTACAAAAATATTATAAATATCGTAAAAAAAATAATGTAGAGTAGTATTGTCTCATAATTAGCCTTTCTTAGACCTTATACGGATGCCGCGAGTTTGCTTGCGGAAGGAGGGAAATGATGGGAGATAAGCTTTTGCAGGATGAAATAGTTGATATCCTCCTTATCGCCGACATTTAGGATTTTCTTAAGCTTGTCATCTGGGAGAATAAAGCGCTTGTTCTCAGGCTTGTTTAGATTGTGCTCCTTTACATAAGAGTTGATGAAGCGGGTAATATCAGTACGAGATTTCTCAGTTCCGTGGGGAACACCGATGAAATCGCAAAGCTCATCGGAGATTTTGTTGGGCTTGGCAAAACCGGAAGGCGAGTTTTTAGCATTCTGGCGCTTCTTCTGAGCCTTCTCAATTATTTTTTGCTGTTTCTCATAATCCTTGCTTAGCACCTTAAGGAGATTTTGAACTTCCTTAAAGCTTGCAAACAGATTATTCACCTTCTCGATAATTACTGAAACGGCATTATCCTTTACAGGGGCAACTTCGGCACCCGAAGCATCACCTGGGACAACAGAATCCTCGGTCTTTGTAGGAGTAGTAAGAGACACTGGGGTAACAGTAGTAGCAGTGGGAGCCGTAGGTGCCGTGGTCGCAGTTTTAGTTGCGGGCAATTTAGCAACTACTGGTTGCTTTTTAGGAGCTTTTGAATCAGTAGTAGGTTGAGGAGCTTGCGCTAGGGCTTGAGGAGGTACAGGAGTCGCTTTTTTCGTTGCCATTATATATTCAGTTTATGAATACATATATAATTATATGTTTATATCATTTTTCAACATCATAATTATAATTTATTTACAATAAATAAACATATGA